AATAACGGCTCGCCTACAAATGCGAGTATAAACGAGTCCTATACTACCCTAATATATGGTAAAGGACTACGTACATCGAGCGGATCGCTAGGCGCTGAAAGTTGGGGGAGGCTACAAACGATATTAAGACCTAGAGAATTACGTAAAATGGTGCGAGACTTTCAAGTTTTCGGCGAGTTTTCTTTTGAGATAATAGAAAGCAAGGGCGGAGATTTACACTCTTTGACTCATGTACCTAAAGAGATGTTAATTCCTGCGATTGCAAACGAAAAAAACGAAATAGAGAAGTATTGGTTTTCTAGAAATTGGCAGAAATATACGGATATAGATTACACGCCTATCTCATTCCCTGCGTTTGGAGCGCAAAAAGGAAACTCTATGTTTGTAGCTAGACCTTACACCGTAGGAAATCAATATTTTGGCAGTCCAGACTATAGCTCGGCGCTTGTATTTGCTGAAATCGAGGAGGAGCTATCGAATATGTATATTTCGTCTATTAAAAACGGATTAAGCGCAGGCTATATTATCAATATACCAAACGGAACTAATTACACTCCAGAGGAAAAAGAGGAGTTTGAAAGACAGGTAAAAAAGAAACTTACAAGCTCAAGCAATGCGTCGAACTTTATTATCTCTTTTAACGACCAAGAGGTAGCTATAGACGTAACGCCGTTTCCTGTTAATAGTAGCGTTCACAAACAATGGAGCGAACTTACAGAGCAAGCTAAAACGCAGTTAATGACTGCGCACAGGGTAATATCTCCGTCGTTAGTAGGCTTATCGTCTGCGAGTGGTTTTAGCTCTGTAGCCGACGAGATGGATATGAGCGAGCGCCAAACTATTAAGCGAGTAATAAAGCCAAAACAAGATTTTGTTATCGAGGCTTTAGAGGAGGTTTTAGTACATTACGGGATTAACCTAGATTTATACTTTGCTCCTTTAACAGAGGAAAAAATAGAAGTTAAAGAGGAAACCGCAGAGTTAAGCTCTCACGTATGTATGAGCGACGGAGCGCCTACAGAGTTAGCAGACTCTTTAATAGAGTTAGGCGAAACCCTAGACGCTTTAGAGTGGACAATGTTAAGTAGTGCGGACGTAGATTACGATACAGACGGAGATTTGTACGATTTGGTAGAGTTTGCAACGTCTACAGGAACGGCTAGACCTAACTCAAAGAGTGCGCAAGATAGTAAAGAGATAGCTATACGATACAGATATGTAGGAAACCCAAATCCGCAAAGAGAATTTTGCAAAAAAATGATGCAAGCTAATAAGCTATATCGCAAAGAGGATATTTTGCAAATGAATAAGGCAGGAATAAACGACGGATTCGGACTAGGCGGTACAAATAACTATAGTATCTGGTTATATAAAGGCGGAGGTAAAATGTCGAGTAATTTTCCGCAGGGAACTTGTCGCCACAAATGGCAAAGAGAGATATACCTAAAAAAAGGTAGTAGTTTAGACGTTAACTCGCCTTTAGCTAAAACTATTAGTACATCGGAGGCACGTAGAAAGGGATACAAAGTGCCTGCAAATGAGAATATAGTATCAATTAAACCTCATAACGCATAAGATATGGCACAATTTCTATTTATATCCCCGACAGAGATAAAACAATCTACCGTAGTAGGCGGAGGAGTGGACGACGACAAGTTTGTGTTTGTGATTTCAGACGTAATGAACACAACAATACTCCCGTTATTAGGGCAGGAACTTTACGACGTAATACTAGCAGGCGCAGACGCAGGAAATTTAACAGGATTATACCTTGAATTATACACTAAATATGTGCAACCGATAACCAAATACCAAACGGTAGCAAATTTCGTGCTAATTAGTAACTATATGGTGGCAAATGGCGGATCGGTTTCGCATACGTCAGATAACGCACAATTAATGAGTGCGGAGGAGTTGACTAGATTGTCAAATACTTACGCAGGCATGGCAGATACGTTTATAGATAGGTTTGAGGATTGGATAGTATTAAACCATTTAGACGAATATAAGACAACGCAGGACGGCGTAGACGCATCAAAACACGTATCCAATAGGAGCGGTTGGTTTTTTGGTAATCCGTCTAATAGAATACAAAACCCGTACCCACAGAGTCCAGACGATATAATCTCTTATTAATATATGGCAAATTGTACTATACAACGAGGATATACTGAATCCTGCAAAGACTTTCAAGGCGGCATCGATAAGCTGTATCTATTCCCTTACGTAAAGTATGGGGTTAGCGATGTCTTTTTTGGAGGGTTTTCTAAAGGTAGGAATCCAGACGCTCAAAATATTACGCAGTTTCCACAAACTACGATATACGAGTACGAGGCTGTAAATATTAGCTACTCGGAAAATGCAAGCGTAACAGGTGGCGGCGTAGAATGGTCTCAAGACTTGAGCTTTACAATACCTCGTAGTTTTGTAGATTTGAACGTTTACAAATTAATGAGGCAAGACTACTGCGCTATCATATTAGACCGAAACGGGAACTATAGAATTATAGGACTATGGAACGGCGGAGAGGTTACAATAAGCGCAGGAACGGGAGGCGAAAAAAGCGCAATGAATGGCTCTACAATAACGCTAAAAGCTAGAGAGGATAACCAAGCGTATTTTTTAAGCAACTTTAACGCAGATTTTACCATTTTTAACAACGATACTATAAACTATTTTGAGTTTTATGTAAATACAGCGTTTTTAGGAATGACTAACGACTTTGATATAACTATAGGCGCAGGAACTTTCTTATATGATGTAACTACAGACGACGGATATAGCGCTACAGGATTAACAGGCGACCATACTATAGAGTTTCCAACAGCCGTAGGGGTTAAAAAATTAAGTATTTCGGGTGTATTCCCTGCGTTTGATTTCGCAACGAATACCGACAACGATAAGATAACCGAAATATCTAATTTTGGTATATACGGACTAGGCTCTACAAACCAAGAGGAGGCATTTTATAACAATGAAAACCTAACTATAACCGCTACAGACGGAGGAAACTTTGGAAACGTTACAGACTTTAGGGAGGCGTGGTATAGCTGCGAATCTTTAACTAGTTTTCCTTTTATAGATACTGGCAGAGGCGAGGATTTTACTGGAACTTGGCGAGGGTGTTCTACTTTAACGGAGTTTCCTTTGTTAGATTTTAGTAGTGCTACAACCTTAAATTCAGCTTGGAGTCAGTGCGTTTTATTAAAGGGATTCCCTGCAAATGCTTTCGATAATTGCACAGCGACGGATTTTGCAAATGCTTTTGACAGCACAGGATTAACGCAGCAATCAATAGATAACATACTACAGAGTATTGATGTGGCAGGGCAGATTAACGGAACTTTTAACCAAACGGGAGGGCAAGCGCCTAGCTCTGTAGGACTAGCAGCAAAAGCAAGCCTAGAGGCTAAAGGGTGGACTATAACAGTAACAACTTAATAAATATATAAAAAATGAAAATTTACGTCGATACAATTACAAAAGAGCTAGTTTTAGACAACGGAATCGAATACCGCTACCCTGCGTATTGTGAAATCCAAAGACAAAAGCAAGGGGATTTTATTATCATTAAAACAAC